CAAGCAAATTGCCCAACTCGGCGAGCCGGAAGCCAATTTCTCCGAGCGAGAAGGCTAATCGGCTTCGCACGTCGGTGCGCCGTGCGTGGACGCCGCCGCCGCGTATTAGCGTCCCAGCATGGGCGGATAGGTACCGCAAGCTTGCGAAAGAAGCAGGCAGCACGTCGGGCAACTGGGAGACGTCGACGGTCGAGGTGGCGCGTGGACCGATGCTCGCCGTTACCGAGCCTGGTGTGCACGTCGTCACGACGATGGTGAGTACGCAGTTGCTCAAGACGGCCCTCCTGGAGAACGTCTTTGGGTATTTCGCGCACCTGGATCCGTGCCCGATTCTGCTGCTTCAGCCGAAAGAGGATGCCGCAGAACAGTTCAGCAAGGAGCGGATTAGTCCGCTGATCCGTGTGACGCCCGTGCTGCGTGAGCTCGTAGGGACGAGCAAGACGCGCAACGCGGACGAGACGCTTCTGTTCAAGGCGTTCCCCGGCGGCTTTCTGGCGCTCGCGGGCGCCGGTAGCCCTGACAACCTTGCGCGTCGACCCGTGCGCGTCATCCTCGCGGACGAGGTCGACAAGTACCCAGTGACGCGCGAAGGTGAGCCGATCGCCCTCGCCGAAGAGCGGACGGCGACGTTCGGCGTGAACTGGTTGTCGATTCGTGCATGCTCACCGACGGTCGAGGACGAGAGCCGGATCGAGGCTAGCTATAAGGAATCGGATCAACGTCGTGCGTCGATCGCGTGTCCGCACTGCGGGCATCGGATGTTCCCCGACTTCTTCAAGCATGTCGATTGGGACAAGCGGCGTGACGAGAGCGGAAATGTTGTCGAGCACTTCCCGAAAACCGCGCGTATCTCGTGCGAATCATGCGGTCAGATATGGTCCGAGGGCGATCGGCTGCGCGCCCTACAAACCGCCCGCTGGCATCAGACGCGGCCGTTCGAATGCTGCGGATCGCGGCACATCCCGATAGACGCTTACGAGCGCGCGTGGCGTGGGCCGGACGATTCGCGCGAGGCAACCTCGGAAGCAGCCATCGCAGAGGTGTGGGACTGGTGGGAAAGCGATCGCCACGCGGTGTATCGCGCCAAGTGTCCGGACTGCGGCGAATGGAAGGTCGATAACGAGCACGCTGGCTTCCAGGCGAGCAAGCTCTACAGCCCGTGGCAGAAGGATAGACCGTCTGACATTGCGGCGAAGTGGTTGAAGGCCGAAGGCGACGAAGAAAAAAAGCAGACCTGGTGGAACACGCAGGCCGGCATGCCGTATCGCCCGAACTCCGGAAAGGTGCTGCGCCTCGAGGCGCTCGTCGCGCGCGGCGAACGCTGGGCGGCAGAAGTGCCCGACGGCGTCGCGGTGATCACGATCGGCGTCGATACGCAGGACTATCGGTTCGAAGTCGAAGTTGTCGGCTGGGGCCGCAACGAAGAGAGCTGGTCGATTGCCTACGAGGTGATCGAGGGTGACATGGAAACGCCCGAGCCGTGGGAGCGCCTCGACGCACTGCTGAATCGCATCTGGCATCGCGCGGATGGGCGGCCGTTCGAAGCGATGGCAGTGTGCATCGACTCTGGCGGCCATCATACGCAAAAGGTCTACGACTTCTCGAAGGCTCGCCTCGGTCGCAAGGTCTGGGCAATCAAGGGTGAGTCGGCGGTCAGCGGTAAGCGCAATCCGATCTGGCCTGTGAAGAGGCCGACGCGAAAGACGAAAGCATCTTTCCGGCCAGTGATCATCGGTGTGAACGCGGCGAAGGACACCATCCGGAACCGTCTGCACATCGAAGCGCCGGGCCCCGGCTTCATGCATTTCCCGAACGATCGAGACATTGGCTACTTCGAGCAGCTCACGTCGGAGCGATCTGTCGTGAAGGTCTCGGGCGGCCAGAAGTATCGCGTTTGGGAATTGCCGTCAGGGCGCGCGAACGAAGCGCTCGACTGCCGCGTGTATGCATATGCCGCACTTTGCGGTCTGACGCATCTGGGATTGAAACTGAATCGCCGTGCAGATCTGGTTGCGCAGCCGCTGGATTACGACGCTTCGCAGCAGACATGGGTGCCGCAACCTGTGGCGCAGCCAGTGGCTCCGCCTTCGCCGGCGCCGGCATCGGTTGATGCCAAACCGGCCCGAAAGAAACTGACGGGTCGACTCGCATAGGAACGAAATGGCAATCACGGATGGAATGAGCACTGCGGACATGCAGGCGAGGTTGACCGCTTTGCAGGCGGCCTATTTCGACCTGTCGTCGGGCGCGAAGATCGTGACGGCCACCTACAACCAGGGCGACGGCGCAAAGTCGGTTACGTATCAGCAGAGCGACATTGCACAGATTCAACGCAGCATCCTGATGATTCAAAAGGCTCTCGGGATCATTTGCCACTATCCACGCGCTCGCAGGATCTATTTCTGATGTCACTCATCGTCGATTCGACTGGCAAGCCGTTTGCGGACATGCCAGCCGGCGGACGTGCGCGCGCGGATTCTGGATCTGGCACTCCGCTGGCCATTCCCGGCAGCGTGACACAGCCGTACGGGAGCGCCTTTCCCTATGAGGCGTCGCGAGTTGACACGCCGGAGATGGGGAATTGGTATCCTTGGATCCGCTCGCCGGACTCGGAAATCAATTATTGGCGCGATCGCATGGTCGCGCGTTCGCGCGATCTTGCGCGGAATGACGGTTGGTCGAGCGGTGGCATCACTCGCATTTTGGACAACACCGTGGGCGCGCACCTGCGCCTGTCGGCGAGCCCAGACTGGCGCGTGTTGCGTCGCTTCGCAAAAGGGTTCGACGCAAACTGGGCCGACGATTTTCGTCAGGTCGTTGAAGCGATGTGGCGCTTGTATTCGGAAGATCTCGGTCGATACAACGACGTATCGCGTCAACTCACGATCTCGCAGCAACTACGGCTTGCGCTGCGTCACAAGCTGGTCGACGGCGAGGCGCTTTTCGTTTCGTACTGGAAGCCCGAGCGCATCGGCAGGGGCGCTGCCCAGTATGCGACGTCGTTCCTGGTTGTCGACCCAGACCGTCTTTCAAACCCGTATCAGATGGTCGATACGAAGTATCTCCGCGGCGGTGTCGAGATCGATGACGACGGTGTGCCGCTCGCATACCACATCCGCAAGGCACATCAGAACGACACCTACAACGCAGCTGAGTCGATGGAATGGGAGCGCGTAGAACGGGAGGATGAAGACGGTTGGCGTCGAGTAATCCACGACTTCGAGCGCGATCGAGCGGGCCAGAACCGCGGCATCGGCGTATTCACGCCCGTGCTTGCGCACGCGAAGATGCTCGCCCGGTATTACGGCGTCGAACTGCAGGCCGCGACTGTCGCGACGATCTTCGGTACGTACGTCACGAGCCCATACGATCCCGCGATGATCGAAGCCGCGATGGATACCGATGGTGCTGAACAGGAGATGGGCTACTACCAGGAGTTGCGCGCTGACTGGGCGAAAGAGCGTCCCGCGATGCTCAACGGTGTTCGTGTCCCGACGCTTGCTCCCGGCGAAGAAATCAAGCAGGTCGCGGCGGCGCACCCGCACAGCGGTTTCGGCGAATTCGCGCACGAAATGCTGCGCTCAATCGCGGCCGCGCTCGGCGTCTCCGCTGAGCAGATCACTCAGGACTGGAGCAAGACCAACTATTCGAGCGCGCGCGCTGCGCTGCTCGAAAGCTGGAAGACGCTCAGCCGTCGCAATGCTGAATTTAAGGTCGGCGCGGCGACGCCGCTATTTGCGATATGGCTTCAGGAAGCGATGGAGCGCGGCGATCTCGATGACGTATTGCCGACGGGAGCGCCGGACTTCATCGAAGCGGCCACGGCGTATTCCCGATGTGACTGGCTCGGCGTCGCGCGCGGATGGGTCGATCCTGTGAAGGAAAAGCAGGGCGCAGTGCTTGGCATGGATGCCGGATTGTCGACGCTCAAACGCGAGTGTGCGGAGCAAGGTCTCGATTGGGAAGAAGTTCTCGCTCAGCGAGCAATCGAACTGAAGGCATTCGAGCGGCTCGGGATGAAACCCCCGAGTTGGTCGGGTGTTGAGAGCGCTACCGAAGCGGCTGCGCCTGAAGAGGAGCCGCAACCGCAATAGTCATTGACGTGCCCTTCGGGGCGCGTCTTCGTTTCAGCTCGAGAAGAATGGAAAGAGAAACGAAGATCTACGTTCTGCGTGATCCGCGCACGAACGAGGTTCGGTATGTCGGCAAGACGGTCAAATCGCTCTCCGCGCGGCTCAGTGGCCATATTTTCTCCAGCAAGTCGGCAAGGACACACCGTGACAAATGGATCGCATCGCTGATGGCGCATGGCGTAAGGCCGACGATCGAGTTGATCGAAGTCGCTTTCGAGAATTGGGCGGCACGCGAAGCCTTCTGGATTTCGCACTACCGCTCAGATCGCCTGACGAACCATACCGACGGTGGAGAAGGTGTTTGCGGCCTGGTGCACACCGATAAATTCAGGCATGAGCAGTCGTTGCGAACCAAGGTGGCGATGACGCCTGAACGAAGGGTGATGCACTCGCAAGCTATGAAGCGGGTGGCAGCTAATCCAGATTGGGTTGCGTCTCAAGTTGCTGGGCTTAAGCGGCGTGCACTGGACCCCGCATGGTGTGAAAAGCAGGCGGAAAAGACGCGCGCAACGATGACGCCCGAGAGACTCGCAGAGATGAGTCGCATCACGAAGGCGGCGATGACGTTAGAAAGGCGAGCAGAGCATTCGCGAAAGCTGAAGGTAACGACGTCAGATCCGCAATGGAGGGCGCGCCAAAGTGCAGCCATTAAAGCGACCATGACACCCGAACGAAGAGCGGCGATAAGCGCCGCCGTTAAGGCTTCCATGACGCCTGAACGACGCGCGGCGATCTCGGCGCAAATGAAGGCCCTGCATGCCGAGAAAGCCGCACAACGCGAGGGCAACACACCATGAAAAATTATCCGTTTGCAGCGGCCCGTGTCTTTGACGTGCCTTTGGCGATCCATCCAACCAAGGGACAAGTGATCGCGAGGGTGCTCGCGAACCGGTTCGGTGTCGGTGAAATCAATTTCTCTGGAGAGGATTCTGGCGCACTCAAGCCGATGGCGTTTATGGGTGGTGAGCCCGGCGCACTTGAGAAAGATCTGAACGAACCATACGACGTCGTGAATGGCGTCGCTGTGATTGATGTGTCCGGAACGCTCGTGCAAAAAAGTAGCTATCTCCGACCTTATTCGGGGATGCTAGGCTATAACTCTATTCGAAACAACTTCGTAGAAGCGTTGTCGGACAAGGCCGTCCGGGCGATTGTGTTGCAGATCGATTCGCCCGGGGGGGAGGTCGCGGCGTGCTTCGATACCGCCGACCTGATCTACCAATCCAGAAAGATCAAGCCCACTCTCGCGATTCTCGACGAATCGGCATACAGCGCAGCATACGCGCTGGCGAGTGCGTGCGAGCAGATCACGGTACCTCGCACTGGTGGAACAGGCAGTGTGGGAGTTATCTGCATGCATGTCGATCAAAGCAAGGCAATCGACAAAGCTGGGTTCGCGGTCACGATCATCAAATACGGCGATCGCAAGGCCGATGGCAACCAGTTCAATCCGCTATCGAAAGAGGCGCTCGAGCGGTACCAGGCCGACGTCGACGAAATGGGCGAAATGTTCGTGCAGACGGTCGCTCGAAACCGCAACCTTTCTGCCGACGTCGTTCGTAAGACGCAGGCAACCACCTTTCTCGGCGCCGCTGGCGTCGAGATCGGCTTCGCTGATGCCGTGATGGCGCCGGATGAAGCACTCCAATCCCTGCTCGCCGAGCTGGGCTGACATTTCCCAAACCCAAGAGGTTCAAATATGAGTATTCGCACCCTCGCGGCGCGCGGGCTCTCGTTCGCCTATCTCGGCGGCAGCAAATCCCGCGCAGCACGGGCAGAAGACGACGAACGTCGCGACGATGACGAACGCGCGGAAGACGACGAAATGGACGATCAGGACCGCGACGACCGCGACAGCGGCGATTCGAAGGGCAAGAAAGGTCGGCGCGCCGAAGAGCGCGATGACGACAAGCCCGATGCCGACGACGAGAACGACGACGAAGTCGAAAATGACTCGGGCAAAGGCAAGAAGGGCCAGCGCGCCGAAGACGACGACAAGGATCCGGACGCCGAAGACGACGACAGCGATCCCGACGCGGAAGATGACGAAGGCGAGATGCGCGGGAAGAGCGCAGCAGCTCGCGCACGCCGTCGTGAGCAAGCGCGTTGCGCCGCGATCATGGGTTCGAAGGCTGCTGCACGCAATCCGGTGCTCGCTGCCAATCTGGCATTCAAGACGCGCATGACGCGCGCCGAAGCGATCGCCACTCTGGAGGGCACGCCTGCTCCCGCATCGGCAGCCCATTCGAACCGCGCAGCGCGGAACCCGAACCTTGGCGCCGATGGCGGCACCAAGCCGTCTCGTCAGCAGGCTTTGGCGGCACGCTGGGACGAGAATCTCAAGGCTGCAAACCCGTCCCGCCGTTAATCAACCATCTGCCCCAAAGGAACTGAACCATGGGTAACCCGACTTACACGCCGTTTCAGGAAAACTGGCACAACGGTGGATTTCTCGTCTCGCAGGCGAACGGCCACCAATCGATCGAACAGGGAACGCTGACCGGCGGCGTCAAGGTGCTGGCGGGCACGGTGCTCGGCACCATTCTGTCGGCGCTCACAGCAGTCGCTGCAGCGCTCGGCACGAACACTGGCAACGGTACATTCGGCACGATCACACCGCAGGCAGCGCCGGCCACGATGATCGGTACGTACAGCGTGCTGCTCACGAGCGCGACGGCCTTCACGGTTACGGCGCCGGACGGCCAGACGGCAACCGGTACCGTCGGCAGCGCCTTCAGTGGGCTCGGCATCGGCTTCACGATCACCGCCGGCGGCGCGCCGTTCGCGGCAGGTGACTCGTTCACGCTGACGACCACGGCGACACCCGGCAATCCGTCGATCGCTTCTGCGGCCGGCACGAACACGGGCAACGGCACGATCGGCTCGCTGAGCGTGCAGGGCTACGCGGCAAAGGCTGGCGTCTACTCGGTCGAATTCGACGATGCAACGCACTTCATCGTATCCGATCCGGCTGGCGCAGAAGTCGGCCACGGTTCGACGGGCGTTGCCTTCAAGGCGGGTGGTCTCTCGTTCACGATCACCGCAGGCGGCACCGCATTCGTTCCGGGCGACAGCTTCACGATCACGGTGGCTGCTGGATCGAGCAAGTACAAGCCGTTCGATCCGGCAAACGTCGATGGCTCGCAAGTCCCGAGCGGCATTCTGTTCGCGACGAAAGATGTCACGAGCGCGGACAAACCGTGTGCGGTCGTCGTTCGCAACGTCGAAGTCAACGCATCGGAACTGGTGTGGCCGACCGGCATGAGCGCCGCTGCGATCACCGCCGCCCTCGCGCAGCTGAAGGCACTGACCATCATCCCGCGGTGATCGCCACCTGACCAGACGCCGCTTGCGGGCGGCTTTCGTGAATGCATTGAGGCCGCCACCAAGGCGGCTTTTCTTTTTTAAGGAATAAGCCATGGCTGGCGAAATCATCGACATTTTCAACAGCGACGCGTTCAGCGCGCTGACCCTCACGCAGGGTGTGCAACGCAATCCCTACCAGCCGGGTGCGCTGGGTCGCCTGAACATCTTCGATCCGAATCCGATCCGGACGACGGCCGTATCGGTCGAAGAGCGCACCGGTACGCTGAAGCTGATCGGTTTCAGCGAGCGCGGCACGGAAGGCACGCAGCGCACGACCGAAAAGCGCAAGATGCGCTACTTCGACGTGCCGCGTCTGATGCACGACGATACGATCTACACGTACGAAATCCAGAATATCCGCGAGTTTCCGGAAGGCCCGACGGGCCAGATCGTCACCGTGCCGATGCAACTCGAGCGCGAAGTGGCTCGCCGTCTCGCCGGCCCGACCGGCTTGCTGGCAAGCGTCGAGTACACGAA